ATGATTAGAAAAATTAAAGTTACGGATTATCCACGTTTGATGGAAATTTGGGAAAGTGCAGTATTGAGTACACATGATTTTCTTAAAGAGGAAGATTTTTTATATTATAAGGAACGACTTCCGGTATATTTTCAGTATGTTAATCTATTCGGATTTGAACAAGAGGGAATCTTAATCGGATTTATGGGAATTGCAGAAGGAAATCTTGAAATGTTATTTATTGACAATAAGTATCGAGGCGCAGGAATCGGAAAAAAATTAATAACTTATGCCATAGATAATTTGCAAGTAACTAAAGTTGATGTGAATGAGCAAAATGTTCAAGCTGTCGGTTTTTATAAATATATGGGTTTTAACATATATAAAAGGTCGAATTTGGACGGAGAAGGTAAGGAATATCCTATTTTACACATGCAGTTGTAGTCTCTGTTCAATTATAAACAGATGCTTAGTATAGGTACCTTTAATTGAAGATGTAATGTTACATTTGAATAAAATGATTGGTTAAAAAATCATTGTAGAGTTTGAATGGGCACATCTATCGCCTACTTAAACTCTGTTTTAAATGAACTGAAGAAAAAGAAAAAAGCTCTGAATTTCTTGAATTTCAGAGCTTTGCTTTAATTTACTATTTGCTTTCGCGGTGCGTACGGGACTACCAACAAAGGATATGACATTTGATAATCAACACAATACATGATTAATTTATATTGCTGGTATCATTGTAGTATCATAAAAATGACTTAACCACTCCGACAACCCGTTTTATTTCTTTTATCTTTTTCTTATTTAATTCCTGCCCAGTTCCATATTGCGGCTCCCGGTTAGCAGGAACCACCAATATTTTTGCTGATTCCACCTTTGACACGTAGCGGAAGAATATAGAATCATCAGGCATGTATATTGCATAAATCTGCCCACAAATAAGCTCGTTTTCCGGCTCTTGACTTACTGCAACCATACTCCCTTGCTCTATTACCGGAAACATTGAATTATCGCGTGCAGTCTCAATAGAAACATTTCTACTTCCAAGTATCTCCGAAAAGAAAGCCATCCCCTTCTTTAACATATCACCTCTCCCGGTACATATCCATTCGACATTTAACTGCGGAAATGATGATAGAATCTTTGCAATCGTATCACTTCCAATACTTCCGTTGCTTTTCTTGGAGTTAGCGATATAACCATTGGATAAACCACACTTCTTTTCAAATACTTTGGCATTTTTAACCTCACCTTCGGATTTTTTTAGATACTCGATGAATTGAAGCAACCTATCAATAGCTCTTTCCATATTACTTTTCTAATTTGCTTTCAAGAATCCCTATTTTACGGTGAAGTTCATTAATCACAGCATCCTTCTTTGCCATAGCTTGCAGAAATTCATCAAATGATATTACTGATCCATGCTTTACAACTTCTTCTTTCAATTCTTGCCCCTCTTCTTTTTGGGTGATATAGTGCTCTCCTTCACCACTAATGAGCCATAGAATATTCAAATCATTAAAAACACGCATCAATGCAGCAAGTTTTTCGCTACCAAAATCTCCCTTTAAGATACTAAGGTACCCTTTAGACCATCCGCACATTTCCTCACATTTGTTTTTGCTAATACCTTTTTCAGACAAAAACAAGAGCAATCTATCTTTTGAATTGCTTTTTCCTTCCATCAATGTTGATTTTTTAAGTAATCCAAAATGTTGATACTTAATATATTAAACATCAACATGTTTTACAACATATATTTCCACTTAAAATATTAAGGGAAATCTCTTGCCATTCTGAATATATTAAGTACTTTTGCATCGTTGTTAGTAAAGAACAACAGACAAAAGGATATAAGAATGGCTGGCAGCTACTAATAGCTACTATACATATTCCAAAAGCAAAGATAGCTGTTAGCTTTCTTATTTCCAAATAAAACCCTGTAAAAACAAAGTGAAATATGAAAGTAACAGTTGAAGATATTAAGAAGATTCCCGCCAACGGAGTATTACAAGTTAAGTTAGAAAATAATGCAGCTTGTGTCTCTGCCCGAAACACTGTGCAGTACGTAAAAAACGTGCATCCGAGAGAAGACGGAAAGACTTATTCGGTTAGCACTGATTGGAAGACGCATACAGTAACTATTAAGGTGGTAGACCCATGAACCGGAATGAAGCAAAGATGGTAGCGGAAGAACTCTACAAACTTATCCATAAAGACGTGAGAAACATAGTTTCCCAAACTGTGAAAGAAGAAACCGAAGAATGGATAGGCGCAAAAGAAGCCGCAAAAGTATTAGGCTGGTCGGTTGGCACATTATACAATCGAATCGAAGAAATACCCCATACCAAACTCAACAACAGATTACGCTTCAAAAAATCAGCACTGTTACAATACCTCAATAGATAACAAGGATGGTGTGGCTTGACCGCCTATCCACCCACCAACTAAACCGATGATAGTATTCGGGATGCGCGAAACCTGCTTAGTGGTCTGTATCCGGCTACACTCTTGGAGAAATTGCCCGGCGCATAGCCTCACCTGTGATGTTGCAGGAATTACATAGAGGAAAGTGAGATAAACGCCCAAAGCAGTAGGAAGTAGACTTGTCCTTCCGAGGCAGCGTGAAAAAGTAGAATGATTCACTAAAGAATCTATCTGCCTAAAATGACAATAAAGGTGCAGTACTACCATGAGCAGAACAACATACCCCCTACCGCACAATTCGGTGTAATAACGTTGGGTCGTTGAGGGGGAGCTAATCAATACTAAAAGCCATGAAAGAGCTAATTTTATCAAAAGAAACCATGAGTTCAGTTGAAATAGCCGAACTTACAGGAAAAGAGCATTACAATGTTATTCGTGACATTCGTACCCTTTTAGAGCAAGGAGTTGCAGCCCTCAATTTTGAGGCGAGCACCTACAAAGATGCAAATCAACGAGATAGACCTTGTTTCAATTTGACGAAGAAAGGTTGCCTTATTCTCGCATCCGGTTATGATGCAAAACTTCGCGAAAAAATAATTGATCGATGGGAAGTATTGGAAATAGAAAAACAGAAAGCAATTCTCTCTATTCCTAATTTCAATAATCCAGCAGAAGCCGCCCGTGCTTGGGCAGACCAATACGAGAATAATCAAGTTCTCGCCCGAAATAACGCTCAAAAAGATATGTTACTGACAGAACAAGCTCCAAAAGTTCTTTTTGCGGATGCCGTTGTAGCCTCTGAAAATAGCATTTTAATTGGTCGTCTTGCCAATGTTCTCAAACAGAATGGTATTGAAATCGGTCAAAACAGACTTTTTAAATGGTTACGTGATAATGGATACCTCTGTAAATGTGGAGAAAAATACAATCAGCCTACCCAAACGGCAATGGAACTGGAACTTTTTGAAGTAAGTTATGGCTCTATTGTACGTGCTGATAAAAGTATCAATACGATCACAACAAAAGTCACCGGAAAAGGACAAATATATTTTATAAATAAATTCTTGAAGAAATGAAAAAGATTACAGAAATGACCGAGCAAGAAATTCTTGCATTGACGGAGGAAGACGTACAAAAGATAATTAAACTCCGCATGATGGAAGAAGGAATTAAAATCATGGATAAGCCAAAAGTTCCTGAATTATTCGAGATAGCACCTGCGGACGTACAGATTTTCACTATTCCCATTCTTGATGGATTCGCTTTTACAGATATGGAAGAAGTGACAAAAGTTGCTGAAGTTCTACAAAATGTAAATTCACTCCGTAAGGTGGATTACGATTGGAACAAGTTAGGTAGTGATTATAAATACCTTACGAAAAAAGAAAGATATGCTTTCAGGGGTGATTCAGATTTTGATGTACAATCCGGTTGGGTGTATTCCAGTGAACTTTATGCAAAAATAGCAGACTTCGCAGTACAAAACAAGGCAATGAAAGAACAAGCCGAAAAAGACAAAAAAGAATATGAGTCACAGTTACAAGAAGCATCCGGCATCACCACTGAAATACGTGAGCGAGTTTCAGAAGTTCGTAGCAAGTACATGCGACTAAATGACCTCACAAAAAGATTCGCTATTGATTATTTTCCTCTTTCTGACAATAACGAAGATATGGCAATTAGGTTTATGACGAAAGCATATTCTCTTGACGAAGAAGAGAAAGAGTATATCCTTTCAAATTACAAAGAGAAATTAACCACACATGATAATTAGCTTTTAATTAAAGCTGCCGGACTCCTTGCTTGTGAAAGTAGGGAGTTTTTTATATAGAAATCTCAAATAATCAATATATGAGTAAATTCAAAGATACAATTTATGATCTTCCCAATGAGGAATACCACCGGGGAGAACGGTTCAAAGACTTCCTAAGTAGTACACAAATCAAAGACTATCTTGTCTCCCCCAAATTTGCCCGGTTTAAAGCACTTCATCCTGAAATGTTCGAGATAGGTGCTGAAGCTGCCGAAAAAGGCTCTTTGTACCATGATGCGATGGAAAGCATTGTGAATACTGGATCACTTGACAAATGGAGAAACAGCTTATTAGTTTTCCAGCCGCCGATCAACGAACGAACCGGATGCCCTTATGGACGTGAAACTCAAAAATACAGAGACGCACTCGCGGAAGCTGTTGCCGCAAACCCCGGAAAAAGCCTAACAAGTAGTGCTGACGTTCAGTTAGTTGAAACAATGGTATATGAATTATTGAATTGCTGCCGGGAGACTTCCAAGCAAATCAAGCAAATATTGAGCTTTAAACAGACGAAAGCTGAAGTCAGTCACTTTGTTGAATACAAAAATTGTAAATTCAAATACCGCCCGGACGTTGAGACTGCCAAAAAAATCATCGACTGGAAAACTGTTGCAGTAGATGATTTACATGAAGATACAGTCAATAGGATAATCACCAAATTCCATTACGGAATATCTGCCGCCTTCTATCAGTTTATGGAGCACGAACGTACAGGCGTATGGAAAGAGTTTTATTGGGTAATGCAGCAAAAGACTGCCCCTTATGATGCCGTATTCGTCAGTGCCGCAAACTGGGCTTATCACATGGAAGACGGTATTGTGAAAATGGGTGCAAGTGCTCTTCTATTTGCAAAGTTGCTCGAACAACATGTCTACTGCACACAAAACAATGATTTCGATGGAGCACAGGTATTTATCCAGCCCGGTTTCAAAGGACGTAGAATTATGATACCCGATACTCCTTCATTCGAGAAAAACAGAATGTTTAACTTTTATAACAACAAAAATCAATGAAACCAAGTGAACAACAAGGTAATTTAAACATGGGACAACAAGCCCCACAACCGCAAGCGGCTCCTGAACAACCAGCACCGCAAGTTCCAGTCGTAACCCCAACGGCTCCACCAGCTTTTCCCCAGCAACTTAGCGGTTTGGAAAAATGCTTTATATCTCCAAAGAAAGCGTTTTTAGCTGCCGGAGGTACAGAACAGCAGTTTGCACGTGAAGTAAACTTCGCTATGCAAGCAATGTTGAACAACACATATCTGATTGATTGTGCAAAAGCATACCCCGATCACCTGATTGAAGCGATCAAAAACGTGTCGCTTACTGGATTATCACTGAATCCCGAACTAAAGTTAGGTTATCTTGTACCTTACAAGGGCAAGGTCAAATTTCAAGCCTCATACATGGGGAAGGTTGATATTCTTATCCGTACCGGAGTCGTCAAAGACATCTACGCTGATTTGGTTTACACCAATGATAAGTTCAGCATGACTAAAGGCACAGGTGGTAAATTAACTCACGAACCGGACGTTTTTGGAGAACGTGGCGACCTCATGGGAGGCTACTATTACGCAGTTTTGACTTCGGGTGCAGAGAAGTACGATGCTATGCCTAAATCTCGCATAGAGGAAATAAAAAGTCGTTCCGAGGCGGTCAAAAAAGGAAAGCAGTCTCCGTGGGACACTGACTTCGAGGAAATGGCACGCAAAACCATAGTAAACTGGGCTTTCAAATTCCTTCCGAAAACAGGTATTTCAGATTCTATGATTAAAGTTCTCGAAGTAGAAAGTCAGTTAGATGATGAAATGTTTGAAGACTGGCGTAAATCACAAAGTCAAAAGCCGGATGATTTTGACGAAGAAGATACTCCATACGCCGAAGAGATCAAATAACAAGCAATTAATAGAAGTTTGAGAATTTAATAATTCCCATGCTTTTCAATAAATAACTACTAAATATTACAATTATGAAAAAAGGATTATTAGCATTAATGGCTCTTGCTGCAATCAGTCAAGAGATGTCCTCTACCCGTAAAGAGGAAAAGATATTCAGAAAAGGAGATGTCATCATCAGAGATAAAGATGGTAGCATGATGATTCTTGATAGTATTATCGAAAATACGAGTCCTCTTCTTCCTATCAAATTTAAAGTTCCTTATGGATACATAAGTTATGTTCCTCAAAATGAAGAAGGGAACAGATTCTTCATAACGGAAACTCCCGAATGTGGAATCGGTAACATTGATGGCTTTCGTTTAGCAACCGAAAAAGAAAAATCGAAACTACTGGAGCTTGCAAAAAATGAAGTTCATTTTGATTTCGATTTTAAGGAGAACAAGCCGAAATACATACCAACTCCCGGTGATTTATGTATTTTCTGGAACTATGGATATAAAAACGGTGCTTGTATAGCAGAGCTTTCTACTATTAACAGCGACAGAGAAGAACCTTTTGTTTCAAACGAAAATTCTGTTTACACATGCTGCACCAAATTTTTATCTCATACACAATTTAAAAAAATTATCCATGAAGAAAAGTAAAGTTAACGTACAAAAAGAAGTTGGACGTAATGTACAGCTTCTTACTTCTCGCCCAAAGGGAATGAGCTATGAAAATTATAAGAAATCTCGCACCGCTCAAAACAAATGGTTGAAACAACGTTTGCAAGGATTCATTTGTTATGTGGCATCTGAATTAATTGTCATTGACAAAAACGGAGTACAACGTTTATTCAATCCTAAAACTGATAGCCAGTTGAGGACTTTTGTTCGCAAAAATCCGACACCGTTTGTCGGCTCTGCAAGATACGATTTAAAACCACTTTAAATATCAAGTTATGGAAAAAGAATTATTTAAAAACAAAGAACCTCTTGCAAGATTACAGATGTTGCAAGACAACTGTGCGGCTATTGAAAAAATAACTTATCCGCATCAATTTTCCGAAGAGGAAATGGAAGCAAGAAAAACGTCTCTTGCCAATTTGGATATAGAAATGTCAGAACTGGAAGCCGAGAAAAAGGCTGTACAAGACCGTATCAAAGAGAAAATGAAGCCTATTACCAAGCAACGTGGAAAACTCATAGAAGACATCAAGCGCAAATATGAAGATGTGACAGATGAATGTTACAAATTCCTTGACCGCGAAACCCGTACTGCTTGCTATTACAATGGCAATGGTGATTTGGTGAGAGAGCGTCCAATGGAGGCACAAGAAATGCAAAAGACAATCCAAGAGGATTTGGCTGCAACAGGAACAGATTATTAATCATTTTAATTTTTAAACAACAATGGAAAACGAAAAAATGCAAATTAACCTTGCTCCGGGTATGGAGAAAGCAACTATTAAAGTTATTGAACTGGACAAAGAGAATGTTCTTCCTGTTTTGGAACCACTAAAAGTCAGTTTGAGTGGCACGATTGGAAGCGTTGCAGAGTTCTTGAAAAAGAGAAAGTCTGAACCGGAACAGATCAATCAGAAACGTTGCCATATTCTTGTGAATCGCGAGAATATGACAATCAAGCTAATTACAAATGAAACTGACGGACGCAACAAGGCAGAAGTACAAGGTTCATTAGCCATGTATCCGAAGTTCGTTGAATTTGGCATCAATTCTGTTGAGAAGACATGGGAACCAGCACAACTTTCCCGCTTCATCAAAATGAACCGCGCCTTCTTCACAGATATAGCGTACAACATGGAGTTAGTTTCTATCTTGAAGAACTTTAAGGCAAGTATTGACTCCAAATTGGAAAGAAGTAATGAAGATAACGGTAGCCGGACTGACAATTACAGTCAGGTAGTAAACTCAAATCTTCCGGCGGCTTTCAACCTCAACATCCCTATTTTCAAAGGACGTTCCGCAGAAGTGATCGAAGTAGAAATCATCGCTGATGTTGATGGTAGAAATATTCGATTATCTCTCTGCTCTCCCGGTGCCGAAGTCGTAATTGAGCAAGAGCGAAACAAAGCTATTGACGAACAGTTGAAAATCATCCGTGAATTGACTCCTGAAATTCCAATCATTGAACAATAATGTGCTCTATGGACTATAAACAACGAAGAGAAAGTATCTTATCCGATTTCGCTAAAGCAAAAACGGATTTGGAGAATCTAAATGCTGAAATTCAGGCAGAGATGGATGATAATGTGGCTCAAATGCAAAATTTAGCTGCAAAAAACAAGGAACTTCAATCTCTGAAAACTGACAATGACAGTTCAATCAAGACATTCTCAAAGTTCCTCAAATAATAACTAATCCGCTATCGTAAGGAATGGCGTTGGGTGAAAGCCCCATTATTTGATTAATAATAGCATCTCCCGGTGTGGCTTGATAACCTATCCGGGAACTTTTATATATACCTATGGAAATAAAAAAACAAAAGAATTTCAAGAATGGAGTTGTGTATTGCCTCCAACTTGAAGATGGAATGTTAGTAGAAACGACTGATACCTTTCTCCCATTTTATACAAAAGATGCAATAGGAAGAAAACAAAACTCTTTGGATAATTCCAATTTAGGTAATCGTTCAGAACGATGGATGATCGGAGTATCTACAATGAGCGGTTGCCCTGTGAGATGCAAATTTTGTGCAACTGGGAATATGAAGAAATATCGGAATCTAACAGCCGATGAAATAGTGGGACAAGTCTTTTTTGCTATAAAGAAGGCTGGTTTTAATCCTGAAAGTGCTAAAGAGTTTAAAATAAACTATACTCGAATGGGTGAACCTTTTTTGAATATAGAGGCTGTAAAGGAAGCTATTGAACGTATATCGAAGGTATATCCCAATACCCACCATTACATTTCAACAATAGGAATACAGGGAAGTGATTTCTCTTTTATTAAAGATAATATCACTCTACAAATCAGTCTACATAGTTTTGATGAACAAAAACGGAATTGGCTTATCCCATATCCATCAAAGATGTCTATTGAAGAACTTGGTCGAATACGGACTGAAAGTAATCTAAAAACGACTATTAATCTTACACTGGTAGATGAATCTGATTTTAATGCCGAGTTACTTCAGAAATATTTCGATAAAAAGCACTTCTTCATAAAACTATCTCCCATAAACCCTAATAATATTTCTGAAAAAAATCATTTGGGAGAAGGTATTATTGAAGGTGTGAATTTAGTATAAACAATTAATTTACAAAGTTATGAAGGAAATTAAAGAACAGTTAGAAAATTTAGGGTATGACTATGCTGTGGCAATAGCTACAAAGTCAGAGATTGAAAATGGTGCCGCTTGCGGTCAGCTTGCGATTATCGCTGAATGATAATAAAAATCCCGGTGTCCATTGGTTTGGTATCCGGGAAATAAGGGCGGTTGTGTTATCGTGGGCTGAAACTACGGTGAGGTGCACCAATATCCGTGAGGCTGGTTCGACTCCGGCACCGTCCACAATTACGATAAAAATATTGCACTTAAAATTACATTTGTTTAATCTTGGGGTAACTCGCTTGTGAAAGTAGGTTGCCCATTTCTATTATGATTATGAAAAAGAAACTATTTACCAAAGCAGACTTGAAACACATGCGAGCCGAGTTAGAGTATGCACGGCAAATAAGACTTGCCAATTACAAAGAAAACAAGTCTCTTAGAGAAGCTAATAAGGCTCGTCTTTCACAAATAATAATCAATAAATTAGATAATGAAAGCAAAATCTAAAATCATTGCTATTGACCCCGGTACAAACGGTGGTATAGCAGTCTACTCCAATGAATCATCTAATGTGATAGAAGTTATTAAAATGCCTTCCACTCCGCAAGATGTACTATCATTTCTTCTAAAGCATAAAGAAGACTCTATTTGCTATCTTGAAAAAGTAGGTGGTATGCCGGGGCAAGGTGGCTCCGCAATGTTCAACTTTGGAAAAGGTTACGGACATTTAGAAATGGCATTGCTTGCTTGTGATATCCCTACTGTAACTGTTACACCTCAAATATGGCAGAAAGCATTGCAGTTGGGAACTAAAGGTGATGATAGTACTACGATATGGAAGAATAAGCTCCGAGCTAAAGCCCAACAACTCTTCCCATACATAAAGAGTATCACTCTTGCTATCAGTGATGCACTTCTCATTTGTGAATATGCAAGAATAAAAGAGAAACTATAATTATAAAAATCATGGAAACAAAAAAATGCCCCAAATGTGGAAGAGAACTTCCAGTAAGTGAATTTTGGAAAAATGCTTCAAAAGAAGATGGATTGCAAGATTATTGCAAAGATTGTGGCAAGGAATATTTCAAAAAAAGGAGTAAACCTTCAGCTAACAATTTGAAGAAGGTCTTTACCAATCCTGAATTAGCAAAGTTTACTCCACGGCATCTAATGGATGAACTGAAAGCGCGTGGCTATACAGGAGAATTACAATATACACAAAAAATCACTCTGTAATGGAAAAAGATAAATTACGTTTGCTGGTAACTACCCAATGCCCCAATAAATGTCCCATGTGCTGCAATAATTCATGGGATTTCACGAAACTTCCGGTAGTAGACCATTTCAATTATAAAGAAGTGATGATAACTGGTGGTGAACCACTCCTGTTTCCCGATCAAGTAGCTATCTTATCGGATGCTATTAAAAACTCCAATGTGTTAGCGTACAACCACGAGGTAAGCGTTTTTATATATACTGCGCTTGCAGATGGTATTCTGACTATTCTTCCTTATGTGGATGGAGTTGTTTATACCCCACACTCGGAAAAAGACATTGAATCTTTTCTAAAAGCGAATAGAGCAATCGGACTATTCCCTGAAACAGTCAAGAATAAATCTCTTCGTCTTAATCTCTTCGCTAATATGAAAGCTCTTATTCCTAAAAGTATTAATCTATCCCATTGGCAGATAAAGGATATGATCTGGATAAAAGATTGTCCGGTTCCCCATGATGAAGAATTTAAACGAGTAGGAAAGTTATGGGAAAGGATTTAGTACAAAAGGCAGAGGATTATGCAAAAACATATCCTGATTGTCAAGAGGTAGCCAAACAATCATGGCTTGCTGGTTACGATGCAGGAAAAAGAAGTAAATCTCGTAAAAAGGAACTTGATTTATCATTTGTCCCGGCAGATTTTTTACCTATTATCGAAAGGTGGGTAAAATACAAACAAGAACGGAAACAAGCGTACACCCAATCAGGGATAGAAGCATGTTACCATAAACTACTCGAATTGTCAAACACCAATCCCAATATTGCAATGGCAGTCGTAGAACAATCCATCGCAAATAACTGGGCTGGCTTATTTGAACTAAAAAATGGAACAGGAACACAACTTAGTATTAGCCAAAACCAATCTCCCGGCAACCGTAAAGAAAGCGTTGAAAGACTTGCTGACCTCTCCGAAGGCGTATTACAGGGGTTTGCAAAAATCCTCGATTAAGAGCATTTTAACTGATACACCGGAATTACCTATCTCCGAACTTGCTACAATTAAATATGGTGATATAAACGCGGCACAAGCTATTGTCGCAATAGCCATCTCTGAAGTTGTTCAGTTTTTCAATGTTGGAAAAACAATGAATGATATTCAGGTAGCAATTACATCAGATTTGATTATAGACAGGTTTTATTATTTCAAACTGGAAGAGATAAAATATTGCTTTCACAGAGCAATGTGCTCCGGCAAAGTGTACGATAGATTGGACGGGAACATAATCATTGGCTGGCTTAATGATTATGATGCAGAACGCGACGAGTTCTGTTCACTTAATATCATAAACGAAAACAAAGCTCATAAAGCAGATGATAAGTCTTCAATCAGTTGTCCTTATGATGAATTTTGGGATAATCAGCATAAACTTGCTGAAGCCGGAGACGAAGAAGCGATTGAAAGAGTGAAATTCCATGAAGACCTTATTAAGAAAATGAGAGAAAAAAAGTCTTTTGTCAGCCAACCTTTCATTGTTCGTCAAATACAAAAAGAAGAAAATAAATAACTAACATTTTAATAATCAGTAAATTATGAAAGCTATTGAAATTAAACAAGAAAATGTAACTGAAGCGTTTAAGTCCGCTGACGGTTGCGAAGTTGCTATCAACATTCTTACTAATCTTTTCGGTAAACAGAAACCGGATTATACTGATTTTCATAACATTAAAACCTATGAAGATGCTTGTGAAGCACTTGGTATCAAACCTGTTTCCCGCCTACTTATCGAATATGGAGACGGGCAGAAAGAAGAGGTGATTGACATTGCACATATCGCTTATGTGAAGCTATCCACGATTGCCCGTGCTTTGAACAATGACCCGGAGTTTCCTCGGTTCACTGAAAACGAATACCGTTGGTTCCCGTGGTATTATCTGTATTCACAAGAAGAGATTGACGACATGGACGAAGAGAAACGCAAAGAGCTTGTCTTTTGGGGCGGTAATGCGAATAACGGTGCGCTCTGCGGCTTGGCGTATGCGTACTCGTATGACGCTTGGTCGAACTCGCCTGCGGGTGTCGGCTCTCGCCTTGCTGTAAAATCAGAGGAAATAGCCAAATACTTTGGAAATCAGTTCAAAGAATTATGGAGAGATTTTCTGATCGGGAAAAGATAAAAAGCATGTCTAATCAATGGCTGCGGCGTTAGTTGCAGCCATTTTTATTTCTGATAGTATGGACAAAATAAAAACATACGTGATAACTCTTTCACCTTTCTTCTTGAAAGGGCACCCAAAAGTCGGAAAACCAACTCGATTTCGGTGTAAATTTCTCATGGGAAGAAATTTAAGTGATGCTTGCATGTGGGACTGTTCTTTTGATGGGAAAGATAATACCCGAAGAAGTTGTTCCCGAAACGCAATAATTGAAAACGGAATACCGTGGAATTTTCCAAAGATTCATACGATACGCACAAACTACCAATTATGGGAGAAGCGTATCAATGAAGTACAAGAAGGAAATGCGGTATTATCTATTCGACAATGGTCGGGAAAACCCTACCGGAGTAAGCAAACGACTATTCTTAATCTGACAAAAGATGATGGCGTTGGAATACAGCCATTGAAGATTATAAGATTCGTAGATAAACTGGATAACAAAGAGTGTGTAGCTATATCTGTTGATGGCAAGATAAAAGTAAATCTTACATTGGAAGAAATTGCACATAATGATGGATTGTCCTTTGAAGATTGGGCAGCATGGTTCAAAGGTGCCGATACTTCACAAGATATGGCTATCATTCATTTTACATCTTTCAGGTATGAATAAGAGCGTTTATATCAGTTTGCCAATAACGGGTATTCCACACCAATATGTTAAGCGCAAGTCAGACCTGATAAAAAAGGCTCTCAAACAAAAAGGATACATACCTATCTCCCCGTTAGAAATCTCACCGGAACCGGACAAGCCAATATCATACTACATGGGACGTGATATTATGGCATTACTGGAATGTCAAGCGGTTTTCTTTTGCCGTGGCTGGGAGAAATCTAACGGATGTTTATTGGAATACCATGCCGCACAAATTTATGGATTAGAACTAATATTTGAGGAAGGTACGGAAAAGTCACTTGAAAAGGTACAAAATGCTTTTTGTTCCCATTGTGGTTCTGCAAGCGTTTGTAACCGACATACTCAATTAAGAGGCGGATGCCAATCATTGTTATCATTCACATTTAAAGTAGAAGAAGCATTATGGAACAAATAATTAAACTAATTGCCGGGCTATTCATATTATTTATAGCCCTTTCCGGCGTGGACATTTCTTTTAGACCACTGAAATTCAGTCTGGACAATCCAGTATTTGGCATCGGAGCAATTGTCATGCTTATCGGTTTTTCTATTTGTATTGGTGCGTCTCAATGGCGTGCTGTTGAAAATCACAAAGAGAAAACCGGATATTATAAAGGCTATGAGAAAGGGGCTGAAGACGCTTTTCGATTGGTGAAGGAGAAATCACAAAAACAAGAAGGGTATGAAGAAGTACAGAATTAAAACAGTAAAATGCTATGCAATCATGGCTGACAAATATGGATGTGAAGACTTGTACGTTATCCCAAAGTATAAAGTACAGGTGAGAATTATGTTAATTTGGATAACAATTAAGTCATTTGTGGACGCCGATTCAGATTACGCAAAGAACTGTGCAAACGAACTTCAAGATAAACTCAACGAAAAAATATAACTATGATAGAACTAAAAGGAAAATATGGAAAAGACTGCAAGGTTTTTGCAAAAACAATAGAGTCTGCTGCTATCGGCACAATCCAAAACATTCTTGATAATCCAGTTACCAAAGATGTTCCTGTACGGATTATGCCGGACACACATCAGGGAGTTGATATTGTGATTGGTTTCACAATGCCAGTTACAGGGCTTATCAACCCCAATCATATTGGTGTAGATATTGGTTGCGGGATGGCTTTTGTGAGGATTCTGAATGTTGTTAGTGAATCTTCTTTTGAAGAGATTGATAGAACTATCAGAAACGTTGTTCCAATGGGATTTGACATTAATAGTGAATCTATCACAGAATCCGAAAAGCAGTCATTCTTCGACAAAGCAAACATTAATCTATCTTTTCATCGAGAGGGGATGTTCCCGGAGCCGCCTTATGTCGATGAATCATATATAACCAAACTATGCAAAAAGGTAGGTATGAATGAAAAGGTATTCTACAATTCAATCGGCTCTTTGGGTGGTGGAAATCACTTTATTGAGATAGGAAAAGATGCAAATAATTGTATATATCTAACTATTCATTCAGGTTCTCGAAACTTTGGTGTGAAAGTTTGTAAGTATTACGCCAAATTAGCGAAGTTTGACAAGAGGGCTTTTTCCTCGGAATTGGAAGAGATCAAGAAAACTGTTCCACCACAGCGTCTTCAGGAAGAGATAAAACGGATTAAAGAAGAATTTTCTATTAGAAATGGATATTTGTCTGATACTGCAATGTATAATTATCTATTTGATATGTCAATAGCGCAAACATACGCTTCATTAAATCGGCAGACAATTATCAATCGTATCTCCCATGCATTGGGCTGGAAAACTTCGTCTACCATCGAAACGGTGCATAATTATATCAACTTTGATGACCTTATTATTCGTAAAGGTGCCATATCTGCACATGAGAATGAAATAGTAGTTATTCCTATGAATATGGCTGACGGTATATTACTTTGTCGCGGTAAGGGAAATCCTGATTGGAATTACTCTGCACCACATGGAGCCGGACGTTTATTCTCCCGGTCTTTTGCCAAAGAGAAATTATCAATGGAGACATTCAAAGAAAGAATGGTTGAAGTATATTCTACATCCGTATGTGAAGGAACAATAGACGAAAGTCCTATGGCATACAAAAATACGGATGAAATCAAAGAGCTTATTGAACCTACCGTTGATATAATTGATACGATTCGACCATTGATAAACATTAAGGCTTTATGATCGAAAAAAATGAGTTTCCTTTCTCTCTTGGTGGTTACGGCTGGCAAGAAGAATACAAAGGTTTTGATATTGTTGTACACGTACAAAAACACAAAGGAATATCCGCTTACGCTTTTTCTTCTGAAAAACGTATCGTTTGGCAAGAATCAAAAACTTTTGGAGATAAAGAAGAGCTATTCCAATGGGGACGTAGTGCCATTGACCGACATCTACAATTTCAAAAAGAAGAGACTGAAAGAAAGGCGGTTGTAAAAGCTGAATATTACATAAAGAAAGGAAAGGAAGCTGCACTTAAAGCCTTTAGTAGTGCCATGTATTTTTCTAATATTGAAGGAAAAGAGTATGAAGAGGCTTTAGGCTTCTTCCAATATGAACTTGATAAACAGTTTGGTAAACTGAAATGAAAACAGCCGATATTATTAATGGATTCTGTGAGCTTGTCTTCCGGGATAGAAAGGGAAACAAAATATACCCAAATGTTTTCGTTGAAAAATGGGAAGCCGACCTTTTAGAAGTTACCCGGTCACGGCTCACTTATGAATATGAAGTAAAAGTCAGTAGGTGTGATTTCCACAAAGATAGTAAGAAGCAAGATAAAAATGGGGACAGCAAATTTGATAACATTTTGGCTGGTGGACGTACCAACTACTTCTATTACATAGTTCCTGATGGACTTGTTAAGCCAGAAGAAGTTCCTGAATTTGCCGGACTAATTTATGCTATCAATGGAACACGCCGGGCAGATGGATATACGGAACCTATTATTTATTTCCATGTAGCCAAAGCCGCTCAAAAGGTATCCTCTACCAAAGCTGACAACAAATTCATTGATAAACTTAACCTATCAGCATATTATCGTTTCCACAAACTTCGTAGGATCAATTATTTAAAGGAAAGTAAAAATGGATGATAGAAAAATGATGGAAGAACTGGGCGAAAGACTTTGTGATTTCTGCCCTTTAGAAGATTGGGAAAAAGGTTCACACTTATATCCAAATGGTTATAGTAGCTGCGAAGGGAGTAAATGTGAAGATGCTCTTGAACACTATCTTGAAGAAAATGAGATGGAAGAAGATAATTCTAATGATGTAAGCAATGAAAACGATACAGGAAGTAAAGAACGCTAAAAAAAAGCTGGAAGAAGATATTTCATCTCTTATTTCCCAATTTGAGAAAGAGAATGAAGTATCGGTTTCTTCGATGGGAATGGAAACCGTTGGCTTTTGCAATGGTACCGGGCTTAATGCAGTGTGTGTTGAGGTAAAAGTAACTGTGGAATTATAACATTAATAGTATGAGCAAAAAAATCAAAAATAAACTCCCCAATTATGATACACAGATTTGTGTATTCAATACATTTTCTTCATGGGTGAATCATGCAAGTTCATGGTTGCGTGGGTACAGAAGCAGCCAAATTGTTTGTTTGGATACACAAAATCGCACATGCGAAATTGGTGCAGATTTTATGAGAGCCGATCAAGAAGGTACTTTTCCTATAAAAGTTTACGAAACCATAAAACACTCGAAGTAATATGTTTGAAAATGACAATAGATTTAAAGAGGCTGTTTCCCATTTCGGTGAAAAGGCTTCCTACCAATGGCTTGGTCTAAATGGAGATGAATGGATAAACCAATCCAACAAAACTATTGACGTTGATTTCCTTTCTGATTTAAAGAAGGGGAATATACGCAATATCAAATATCAAAGTGTGCCAAAACCTATCAATAAAACCAAATGCTTAATTGATATTTCGGAGCTTCGTATCGGTAATCTCGTAAAAATCAAGACTTCCAATGATGCCTCCTACTATCCGATATATGCCATTGACGGTATGGGACTGAAGGTTGTTTTAGGTGGCGTGAGACAATGCGAAGGCTGGAAAGACATTAGCCTGTTGAAACCTATCCGCATTACTGAAACTCTATTGGGAAAACTTGGATTTCAATTCACTCCTGAAGGAGATGATGCTTACGAACAAATATGGCGATCAGAAGAAGGATTTGAAGTTTGGGAACACTCTAAAGGTTTTAGCTGTGACTTAATGGATGGTGATGTAAAATCACTGCATCAACTTCAGAACTTGCACTTCTTTTTAACTCAAAAAGAATTGTATATAAAATGAACATCGGAATATTAGCAGTTGATAGTAATTTTCCCAATCTCGCGCTCATGAAGATAAGCAGCTATCATAAAGCACGTGGCGACAATGTGGAATGGTATAATCCTTTATGTTCATACGATAAGGTCTACATGGCAAAAGTATTCAGCTTTACACCGGATTACGGCTATTACATCAATGCCGATCAAGTCGAGAAAGGAGGTACAGGATATGACATAAGTAAGGTTCTTCCGGTAGAAGTTGATAGAATAGTTCCCGACTATAACCTGTATAACATTGATAAGAATCTGGCTTATGGCTTCCTTACTCGTGGGTGTCCTAACAAATGCAAGTGGTGCATAGTTCCACAAAAAGAAGGCAAGATAACTCCTTATATGGACATTGAAGAAATAGCAATTAATAACCGGAAAAATATAATTCTGATGGATAACAACGTACTTGCATCTGATTACGGTTTACAACAGATTGAAAAGATTGTCTCCATGGGCGTACGAGTAGACTTCAATCAGGGATTAGATGCCCGCTTGGTTACGGACGAAATAGCCCGGCTACTTGCAAGAGTAAAGTGGATGAAGCGCATACGGTTCGGCTGTGACACACCGGGACAGATTGCCGAATGTGAGCGTGCCACAGCTTTGATTGACAAGTACGGATACAAAGGCGAATACTTCTTCTACTGTATTTTACTGAATGATTTTAAGGAGTCGTTTGAGCGTGTCAATTATTGGAAGAACAAAGGAGGTAGATTCTTACCTCACTGCCAACCTTACCGCGACTTAAATAATCCGCATCAGATTATACCTCAATGGCAAAAGGATTTAGCCGGATGGGCAGATAAGAAGTGGATTTTTAGAAGTTGTGAATTTAAAGACTTTATTCCACGAAAGGGATTTAAGTGTAGTGAGTATTTTTATAACAATTAGAGTAAAACAAATCAAAAATGAACATACTAAAGTTTATTAGCAACTTATTCTATGACAAAGAAACCTATTTTGGTTCTCGTTGTAGCGGTTACGGCTGTTATCCATCTTTCAATGATGCAGGAATTAAGAAGCCTTTTATGTACCGACTATTAAAGGCTGGCAAAAAATGTGGCGGGTGTTCTGACTGTAAAATAGAAAAATAAATGGAAGAAAGAAAACTAAATTTCACAAGGAATGAAGACCCTACAATAGTAGAGGATAAAGACGGTAAGATAGCTAAAAAGATAGAAAAGATTTACAAAGATATTTGTTTTAATCTTGGATTTTGTTACGAACAGCTAAAAGAAGGAAATCTTACAGAAGGAATGAAAGAAACACATCTTTTTTTAACAGAAGGATATGTACTTAACTTTCTTGACGAACTTGGTTATGAAGGTGTTCTGAAAAAGAAAAAAGACGAAATGTATTCAGATATACGGTCGTTAAATAATGAAAATAGAGAACTTCGTAGACAACTTGGAGAGAAAGTATCAAACGAAGATGTTAGAGAAAAGTTGAAAAATATTTCTAATATCATAAAGAAATGGTGGAATATATACGGATTTGGACACGTTAGTGATATTTCATATACAGAGTATGGAGCGGTAAAACTGATTTTAAGCGGTTCGATTTGTCATGCCTATCGTGATGATACCCAAAAAGCCCCCACCGATGCGGAAAAGGCAGAGTATCTTGTTAAACTTGGTTTTAAAATAAGTTTAAAAGACCGAGGTAATGTTTTGTTTACTGATGGTAACTATATTCTTTTAGATAAGATGCTTAAAGAGAAATACCCAAGTTCTACCATTGCCAATATAAGAGGACACGAATGGGGTAATGAATTATCAATGAGAGAAATAGAAGTTTATATTCACAATTTAGACGACTTGAAGAATGAATAGTAATATGAACTATAAAATACTGATAATATGTACGATTCTATCTTTGATATTAGGGTGTTCCTCACCGAGAAAGTATAAAGAGAATCGTTTTACAAGACAATTTCAGAAAGCAGATTCATTGTTTAATGAAAAGTACGGATTATAACATTCTACAAATGGGAAATAATAGATTTAACGGAAAAGCTATATACAATCCGTCCGGCAAAGCTGGCGAGTATAGCGATTGGGCTTGTAATTTTTATACAGGATGCTCCAATAATTGCGATTATTGTTATTGCAAGAAAGGTGTAATGTCCCATGTGTGGAGTGATACCCCGAAACTGAAGAAATGTTTCAGAGACGACGAAGAAGCCATATCCATTTTTGAAAAAGAATTGTTGGCAAATCTTGGAGAACTTCAGGAACATGGATTATTCTTCTCTTTCACAACTGATCCCATGCTCCCCCAGACAATAGACCTGACTGTACGTGCAATCAAAATATGTGTACATCATAGTGTCAATGTAAAAATCCTTACCAAAAGAGCTGATTTTGCCGAAAAGTTCTTTCGTCCTCTTTGTAGCAAAAGCGCATTGAATGAGAATTTGATGCACATAGCATACACACGTCACGTTGCATTTGGATTCACATTGACCGGACATGATGAACTCGAATCCAACGCTTCAAGCAATTCAGACCGGATAGAAGCCATGAAGATACTCCATGAAGGAGGATATAAAACTTTTGCGTCCATTGAGCCTATTATAGACCTCGAAGGTAGTTTGTCTATGATAATCAGCACTGTTGGCTTTTGCGATTTATATAAAGTCGGTCTGTTAAGTGGGAAAAAGTATAATTGGCGAGAGTTACGAGGATTTATGCTTGCTTGTACTTCTTTAAAAAGTAAGTTCTACTTCAAGGATTCTTTCATAAGTCAGGCTGATTTAGATAGAGCAAATCTCCCACAAAGTTGTGTTGGAAGAGATTATGATATGTTTAAAATGTAAAAGAAGTAAAGTATAAAAAACATGTACGAAGGATTAAAAATAAATTTCAGCCTATGGCATATTGTAGGCGGTATTTACGGATACAATAAATTGATAAGACTTCCTCGAAAACAAAAGAAAGCATTAAAGAAAAGTCTTTTGCAGGATATTTTTACGGTAGATAGAAACTACCTAAAAGAGTGTCCAAAGCCTAAAAAAATGCCAATATTTAGTTATAAACAATTTAAAAAATGAATTATATAATTATTTTCCTGATAATATTTGTGATAGTATTATTGGTAGCTGGTGTGTTATTTCTCTTTAAGTTTTTAGAGAATCTACAAAATCAATTCTCCGCATTTCATCAAATTCAAGACCTATACTACAAAGATTTGGTAGATAAATTAAGACTATTGCGGTTTGCGGAGATTGTAAGACTACGGGATTACTGCACTCAAAATGAGATGTATGAAAGGGCTAAAGAGTTTAACGACATTTTAAACAAAGATTTTAGTGACATTTTACCAAAGAAGTAATATTATGAAACTTAGTAAGAAAGACCTAAAGCGTATCGAAAAGTCTGCTATTAAATACAAGCAATTCTACGAAACTCCCAACCATGAAATAGACGCAATAGTTCAAGAACTGATTGATTCATCAAAGAACATGCCTAAAAATATGACGAAGGAAGAAGAAATATCCTACATATTGGATGGAGATAATGGAGATAACAATTTGGATAAATTGAAACAAATAATTGAAGAAGAGGAAGGTAACAATGCAAAATAGTTTGAATGAAATCGCAAAGAAAGCGCATGACTGCGCTGTTCGCCGTGGGAAGATAAGTCTTATAGACGAAGAAAATAATTTCCACCGTGATTTACTGAATGAAGTTGCAGAAGTGTTCAATGCTGAAGGGAAGAAAAGCTCGCACATTGAGCACTTCTCTGATTTTGAAGAGGAATTGGCAGACGTAATACTTGTAGCCATGAGCACTCTTAATCATTTCGGAAGTGATATAGATGCTCTGATAAAAGCAAAAATGGACTTTAATCAAATAAGGAATGATTAATGAGTATAATACAATGGATTATAAGGGCAATCGAAATGGTTGCCCTTATTTGTATCCTTAAAGTAATAATCAAAGATTTAATGAACGTATGGAAAAACAAATAAGCCGGGATATAGCGGAGAATGTCACACTTACTGCCGTTTACAATATACTATTTACTAATGATGTTGTTTGTGGACTTGTGGTAGATTTCATAAGCCAACTGAAGAAATCACCATATTACCGTTTCAATGTGAAACAACAAGCCAAACGCATAGAGAATGAAATGCGGAAATATGAAAAGCGCATTGCCGAGATTTCCGGGAAACGCATCTTCTTCATGGCGGACGCTAACGAAGTTATTTCTGAAGAGTTACAGCCTGATTTACTGAAAATGGAATACAGCATCAAATCAGAGTTTGACAAACATAAACTCAAAGATAGTGCTCTCCTTGCAAAAATGGAATTGACCCGGTGCATGTGCGAGTTATCTTGTTTGTCGCTTGATAAACGAATAGAAGAAGCAACTCCATATAATCAAGATGTGAAAAGGCTTACTTATCTTCGCCTTACAGCACTTTTCAGCTATGTTGATGGATTATCAAATATTCTCTATCAAAGCAAAGAATACATCAACTTGAACGAAAGTTCTAATTGCAAAATGGCAATGCAAATCATACAAAGAAAACTGACGGATTGTAACATAATCAGCCGGGCAATCAGCACGTCAGACAAATTGAATCCGGCTGTGTAACTTAAAAAACATATTATAATGGAAATTAGCGGGAAAATAATTGTAGCACTTCCAGCGCAAGGCGGAGTTTCTAAAGCCGGGAAAGAGTGGTCGCGCCAAGATTATGTTATCGAGACAAAAGAGCAATATCCTAAAAAGATAGCTTTCTCTGTTATGAACGATAACATTATGAATTTTGGATTAACAGTCGGTCAAGAAGTAGACATTCACATTGATATTAATGCGACTGAATGGAATGGTAAGTGGTATAACTCAATCACATGTTGGAAAGTCATTGTTCGCAATCCGGGTCAGCAAACGGCACCCAGTCAGCCAAATTACGCTGCGGCACCGCCTCAACAACCGACTCCCCCACAACCGACACAACAGCAAATGTTCGATAACGACAATAAGGATGATTTGCCTTTCTAAAAAAGTAAAAGGGTGGTTACTATTACCACCCGCTACTTCTCAATCTTTATAAATTCATTGTATGTTATCCGTGATCGTGGATTATGGTTCACTATTTTCATCCGATACCCCTTTGTACCCCACCGGAACCATAAGAAATGATGTTTATATTCCCGATTCACTACGGTAGAAAGACTATCTGATGTCTGATAGTTAAAATCTACTGTATCAGACCTGATGCAACCGTTAAACTCCGCCCACCTATCCGCATAATTGAAGCAGCTATCTTTCAGCACAAAGACAATACTATCTTTTGTTACCACTTTCGTGTGAGCTATATACTCTACCTGTGATGGCTTTAATTTCAACTCCTTAATCAATTTTGCATCAGCTTCACGATACTCCTTCAGTTCTTCGATAGTCAAGCGAAGCTGTTTACTTTCAGCCACGTTGAGGCTATCCCTCACCTTATAAGTTTTCAACTCTGAAAACAGTGCCTCAACATTCCCGGACTGACGTTTACTTTCAATACGCTCCTTCTTCAATAAATTGGAGAGGCAAATGATAGCGGCAATCAATACCGCTATCACTATTCCTATTGGTAATTTGCTTTTCATTGTTATGTTGTATATACAGATTTACCACTTTCAGCTATCACTATCCATGCACCATTACAGAATCCATATATTTTCCCGTCATTGGCTGGCATGTCAGGAATAGTAGCAAGTTTTGTTCCGTTTTCAGTTGCTTTTGCCAAAGCAGAAGACGCCGTTTTCTTTGCAGAGTCGGCAGTCGTTTGCGCAGTGCCAGCCTTTCCATCAACGGCAGCAAGCATCCCGGTTAAGGTCTTCTCATTCGTTACTCCTGCCAAGAAATCCTCAATCTCCTTAAATGTATCAATAGCCGTAGTCGCATCTACACCTTTAACCAGCGTATCTAATGCTTGCTTCACACTATTGATAGACTGTTCCAGTTTTGATTCCTCTGTCTGTGCCCTTCCACTTTCAACAAACAAATCTTGCTTACTTGCGAAGCTCCCTTGTAGGTCTTCCAACAAAGATGATGTTGCCGGAAGTTTATTAACTCGCACTTTGATATATTGACCGGGAATTAGATAATTCTCATTCATATCACAACAAGAACCAACATTAAGATTCTCCTTAAACGACACATAACTATGCCCGGTAGAACTTTTCAGTAGTACTACCCGGTTGTCATTTGTATCATCAAAAGTCAGGTTAATAGCAATGTTCCCCGACACCTGAATCGGCTGGCTCTCAAACCACCCGTCTTCCACTTGAATAAAATTTAGACTTATCATACAGTTCTGTTTTATGATAGTTATTATATCAATTCCCATCCTTTCCTAACGTCTTCCATATTAGCCGGAACGCCATTCTCAACATAGCTCATAGCAGAAACTATCGCAATAAGCTGTTCTTTATTGTCTCTACGTAAAACAGTATGTCGGGATACCCCTGAACGCCGTTCTACTGTGGAAATATACGATTCTGTATTATTCTCACATGGCGGTGCCCATCTCATTATGACATCTTCAAGTTCGTTTGACACTCCATCTTTATCAGTATCATACTTGTTCAAGATGTATGTTTGGAGAGTCTTAAAAGCAGCCCGGTATCCGTATGCCATAGACGTGAATTGAAAGAAGCTCTTATCTGTTTGTGTTGCAGATAAGCCCTGCCATTTTGTGCTATTCTTCCTAATATTCAATGGATTGTTATTTCGTAGTCCTCGTGTCATTTCTGTTCCTCCTTATTTCCTTTGTTATTTTTATTCATAAAATCATCAACTGCATGTATCATCTTGTCAGGCTCGTTTTTATGCTTTGCTATTTCAGCAGCAAGTATGGCTACTTGTCGATAGTCGTCCTTCATTTTATCTTCTGCCTTTTCATAAATGCTTTTGACTTCTATGGCACCGAAAGCGATTGCACCCAACAATGTTACTAACGGGAAAATCGGGATATGCCAATCATAATAGTTGTCCAAAAACCAAATTCCCCCCATCTGCATACAATCAACGAAGGTCAAAGCCAATAATGCGTTATAGTACCGTGCGATTTTATCAACGGTTTTTCTAAGCATATAACTCGTTCTTGCTTCACCTCTTTGTTTAGCTTTTCTGTATCCACTCCATAAATCTGCCCCGATCAGCAATAATACAAGCATGTAGATGCCAAATAGCATCCATGCAATTACAAATAATTCATTCAATTCTTTCATTGTTATCCTGTGTTTGTGTATAATATTATTTACAATGAATTGTAATATTGTGATTCTACATAATTATAATACCCACTACTTGAAATTTTTCCTTGTAAAGTAAAATCTGAAGTATTTACAATCCACCATTCAATCCTATTAGACCCTCCAATATCATTACTTATTCTCGCACTTAAATGCAAACGCCGAGGAAAAGAGCCTATTTTAATTTGTTTTACTCTCATGCCATTGTACATAAAAGGATATGTACCATTTTCTCCACTAATCATTACTGCTCCCGGATTACCATAAAATATCATTTCAGAATCGAATCCATCTAAATCAGTGGAAGTTGGCAAAGTCATATAATGTGTATCGTTTCCTGTATTTTTGGTAAAAACAAAATTCAACCCAGTTGTAAGGTCTGCTTTGAAAGATTCTGAAGTATATTTATCTAAACTAACTTTACGATATATTTTTTTTATACCCACTTTAAAAATACCTCTTTCACAAGTCAAATCACCAGCTTCATTCCAACTGATATTTCCATGCGCTAACTGCCCGTTACCCGCCATTCCGAAATACACAGAAGCATTATTAGGCGTTTCCCCTCCGACCCAAAATGGTATGTCTCCACCAACGAGTCCTGCTACAATAGTTTTTCCATCAGGCTTCATAATCAAAAGCTGATTCCCCTGCATAAACCGAAGAATAGCATTTTGAGCCATAATTAATGGAGTATAAACAGGCTGAAGAGTATTAAACTTCTGCCAATATGTTGTGTTAGTAACCGGAATAGAAGAACTGGAAACATGTGTCTTCAAGCATTTATAAGCGTTGAAAGTATTAGCACCAGTTGTTACAATGGCAATATCCAAGTACCGAGTACCGGAAATAAGAGCCTCGTCATTGCGATACTCTACGCCAGATGCCCATTCAGATTGCCGAAGGATGCACCCCTGTAATCCGTCTTCTCCCTTCTCTCCATCTTTACCATCATTGCATATTTGAATAGTCTTCTTATCTATTATTGCTTCATTCTTTTTAAGAGTAAAATTTATATATGATATTTTATCATTCGGATATACTTTAGTGGTAGGATTGATAACTGTGTCACCATCAGAACCATCATCCATAGCATAACTTAATCGAAGTCCTTCGGTAGATAATGCGGATGCAGTAGTAAGCATAATAAGATTATTGCCTTGTATCTTCTTAATAGAACAAGTGACAAAACTTGGAGAAAACACATTGTCATTGGAAAAATTGATAATTTGTCCACTTGGCATCAGTTCATAGAGAACCGCGTCCTGCCCATTATCTCCGTTTTTGGGTTTTCTTCTTATTATTATATGTCCTTGTATCTTCATTCTATTACAATTTTGCTAATACTTCATTTGCTACTTCTTTTGCGCGTTTACGCCATGCCTGAAAATCAGAATATTCCTTTAAATATTCAGCGCGTTTTACTTCAGTTAGTTCACTCGTTTCATCTTTGGCTTCTTCATAATTGGCGAATACGGCTTCACGTCTATCTGCCGAATAGCGGTCAGTTACAATAGCACTGACAAGCTCTTCATACGTTCTCCCGCTTGCATTTACATTCTCACAAACCAACTGTTCACGCTTTTCACCTTCAACGGTAATTTCGTTTTTGGCATAATCAAAGAACAATCGCACCAAACTACCTTCCACTGTAACTTGTACACCTTCGGGCACCACTCCATTAAAATCACTGTACGCTTTCATTTTTACCTCCTTTTAAATTATTCATCAAAATAATAAGCACTCTTTCCTTCACGAAGTGCACGTCTTTTAATAATCACATTCTCCACCGGGAAAATCTTATCGCCCGTTTCTTGTTCCCGTAGCCTTGCTTGATCGAGCACATCTTTCAGGTTAAAGCAATTTGTTATGAACTTGTATTTTGCACCATTCATTTCAAACAGTACACAATACCTTCCGTCTCCCTGTGAAGTCTTCACGTTTGTTTCAAAATCCAATACCTTAATGGGAATATTCAAAATTTCCATTAATCTCATTTCCGAAACATCAAAGAACTTCTTTCCGTCCTTTGTCTTTCCACTTTGTTTGATTCCTTTGTCAGCAAAACTCATATCATTATCTGTTATTGTTTTCCATAAATTTCGGCAATCTCCCCATTTACACCATCCCCAGTATGATGCACGGATTTGTTGCTTACGTTTACGGCTCTTTATTCGTTTATCTTTTCGCGCGAAGGTTTTCTTCATGTTCTTACGAAGCCTTACATTGTCCGGTGTAAAGCAATATCCCAAGAAGCTAATCCTTCTTCCTCTTACTTCTTTTTCGCTTTCTATGTTTTTTGTTTTCATGCCTAACTTCCGTTCCTATTGGAGAAATACAACTATTCCCTTTCACAACCAATCCATATTCTGCACTTACCCGGTTATATTCCCGAAGTAGGAACTTAGCTTCACCTTTTGTCCGAGCAAGCATCACGTTATCATCACAATACCGATGCAAACATTTGACCTTATACTGTTCTTTGAACTTGTGGTCTATCGGGCTTACAGCGAAATTTCCGAGTGGTTGGCTTGTGTATGCTCCAATCGGTACACCTCTTTTTCCGAAGTTCTTCATTTTCCAAAATTTCAATTAACTCTTCTCCGCTATCATAACTCAATAATGCAATCTCAATCAGCTTTATAAACTTCTCGTCTTTGAATTTCCGGCGAAGCGCATTAAGCAATACTTCATGTGGAATACTCTGATAGAACTTTTTGAAATCGGTCTTTACAAACCATTTATATTCAGGATACCTACGTAGAAACATCTTCATGCGCCTGACTCCAAAATGCAATCCCTTTCCTTTTATACAAGCACTCGTATCAAGAATGAGGCTCTTATAAAGCTCTTCCCCAATTACCCTCATTATGGCATGGTGGAGAATACGCCACGGGAAATAGCTTTGTTTTGCAATATCCCTTCTCTTCCCCGCATCACTGACAACCGTCATAATACTGAAGTTCGGGTCAGGAAAGTTCAGCGTTAATATCATTTCCCTTAAAGCCTCTAAATCATCTTTGGCGTGCTCGTTGTGACGGCGGATAAATCGGTTCTTCTTTACCTTTCCATCCTGCGCATCTCTATCCGCTTCCCGAAGATTATCCATATCAGCAATCTGTTCTATCAAAAATCCTCTTCTCTTAGTCATTACCTTCTATTTAAAATTTACACCATACTTTTAATTTTGTCTTCTTCAGACCTATTTCAATTATTCCGATATTGCAAGTCCATTTTGCTTGCTTGAATAATTTGCCCGGAGCTTTCGAGAATAAACCTACTAACGCCGCTTGTCTGTTTTCGCAAGATGAACAGACCTTTCCGCACGTGTTTTTTTGACATCGTAACTTACTGGTTACTACGCTGCAACCATAATATTGCAGGGTCATGGTTCAGGGAACTCGCAGATTTCTCCACGATTAAATAAGTATGGCGAGAGCCGACATTCGCATTCGAGTTCGACCAAGCGTTATTCGAGTTCGCATACGCCAAGCCGCAGTTCGCACCGTTATTCGCATTACCGCCCCAAAAGACAAGCTCTTGTTCCCTTCCGCCAACCGTCCACCCCTGTCGGGTGCGTCACGCTATTCGTAATTCGAGAACGTGACGCTGTGAACGGATTTTGTAACTATTTGTATTTCAAAGAACTAAGTTTCATTAATTCGTTAAGATGCCATCAATTCAGCACCCGTAACAAATGTTAAATTCCCATAATAAGCAAGGCGAGAGCCGACACTCGCAAGCGAGTACGACCAAGCGTTAACCGAGTACGCAGACGCCAAGCCGCAGAGCGCACCGAAATTCGCAAGACCGCCCCAAAAGACAAGCTGCCCAGTGTTGTTAGCCCATGAATAATCAGCCCAATATGAAGTACTTCCTCCGCCAATCTTTGCCGGGAAAATATCGAAGTTATCCCCAGCCATAATTTCCTGTACATACCCACTTGTTGTTAAACGGGTTGCTTGTCGGTATTCCCCGTTAGGGTGAGTAGATACTTCAGCAGTAGTTGGAAGTCGGTTGCCTTTATAGATAAAGATTTCGGTTCCGTCTTGTGTATCATTTGCAGAGTTTCCACAATATACCCCTTGTATATCTTCCCATTGCCATCCATAAGGGTCTTCAATACCCATCATGTTTACACGTGAACAATTCACACCCGTAATGCTTCCATTCACTAATGAAATGCCAATCTTTCCCCAGTTATCACCAAGACTTTTGGTAGCTCCGGTTTTCAATGATGCCGCAGCCCCCCATAAATCCAAGTTTGAGCTACCACTAACACCGTACCCCAGTTTTGCTTGAATATTGGTATCTCCATATTCAGATAATCCAAGCATCATAATAAGTTTACGCTGATCGTAGTCAGTCAGTCCCCAGTCTTTACCATTCACTTGTGCTGCACTCCAAAAGGCATTGATAGTCTTACTTCCTGCCGGAGATACCCCGGAACGGGAAACAAGCGCACTGCCTGACATAGAACCTTTATACGCACCAATACAGTTGTATTCACCACCATTGGCTCCACCAATATAATGTCCACCGATTGGATACATGCTTAACCATAAATAAGGTATTCCGCTTACACTATCAGTCTTAACTAAAAAGTATAAACGCGGAGAAATGAACATTACATGTCCTTTGGATTCGTCAAGAGCAGTACCGTCAGCAAACACTCCTGAATTAGTCGGAGATAGTTTTGAGGCTTTCCCCGCATTATTAACGAGATAACGTCCACTCATTCGTTTGTATTCAGCCCATGCAGCCGTATTTCCTACAACTCCATAAGCAGTACTACTCTGAACTTTATGCTTTAAAGGGATACCCCATGCGACTTGTCGCAGAAGTTGTTCATTACCTGTATTAATTGCGTTCATCAGATTCTCCAATGAAATACGGCGAACGTTTCCGTCAATCTCAACGAGTACACTATTGCTTCTTAGCATAGATTGTACTATGGTTTCACTTCCTAAAGTTTTTGATGCCATAATTTTGTATTTGATTAATTATTAATTGAAGTTACATTCTGCAACTACATCTACGTCATACAGATTCCCGTTACGATCTGTTTCAGTTGTTGTTACTGATATGCTGTTCGTAGATGAAGATTTCAGACTCTTCCAGTTTTCCTTATCCATTATATTCATTGTCCATGCGGCAGACGAAGGGGAATATGTCGCTCCGGTAGTCATATTGACAATTTTTGCACTAACAGTTACCGGGCTACCTGTATCCACCTCTTTATTGGCTGAAGAAATGTAGCACACAACCTGAAATTCATCCGCAGTATCAATAATACGGATACCCGAACGTGCCAAAGGCTGTGAGTCACTGGAAGACTTGTACACTTCAGCAATGAACAGTTGAGTACCATCAACATCACCTCTTCCGACAGTAATAGTTTTTTGACCGTTTTTATCTGCCCATGCCGCCGTGTCTTTATACCATTTCACATAGTAATCCGATGCCTCATTTGCTCCAAGATATAATTTTGTCTGCAATGAAGTTGAAGTAACCTTACTCGTTAGCTGTTCAGTTGTAGCGAGAATAGCAAGATAATATGAACTTGCACCTATGTTTTGAATTACGATAGGCAAATCCTTTGTCAAGTTATACTCTACTCCGGCAACCGTAGCCACACACGAATAAATAAGAGTATCCCCGGCAATATTGGTCTTACTTGCTAAATTGGCAATAATCTTAATAGCTCCGGTAGTAGTGTTCATTTGAAACTTTCCGGTGCTATCAGCCTTCCATCCGCTACTTTCCGCACCACTAAATTTTAATGCCACGCCATTGTATGTCCAAGTATGGTTTGACAATGCGACTGCCAGCCCATGCGATGAAATAACCTTCGGAGTTCTTATCGGTTGGTTTGCTGCTTTCGTCCAATCCGGCGATACGACTCCACTTTCAGAATCTACGCCCTGAAACAGAGGTATTCCGTTATTATCAAAACTAAGTGTCAAGCTATCATTCGCTCGTAATCGCTTGATGGTAATACTATTTTGGGCACTGTAATCATAAGCCATAATTCCATCCTCCTTCGTTTATAATGTTATTTATTTCCACGTTTGTATATGTTGTACCTCCAAGTATTTGAACACGAGCTTCAAAATCACCTTCGAGGAAATCACTATTCATCACCTCTTTTTCATTGATAATGATAAATCCTTTCTTTGTTCTATGTCCGCTATCACTGATTCCAGCATTAGTGACTGTTTTGGTTTTTGCTACTACATATCTCATAATTATCAGTTTATGTAAACATTTCCACTTTTGTCCGTATATTCTGTGCCCGAAGCATCAGTCATAACTTTAAATATCGGTTTCTGTTCCGCTTCCACGTATATATCAAGCCAATCATCAAGATATGTATTTCCAATTCCTGTACGAGATAATGTTATCACCGTTTCAGTTCCCTCATTATGTTGTACTCCGGTTAAATTCTCTGTATCAGTAAACCATACCATCTTTAAAATTGGAGCGGGAACCGGAACTATATTTCCATTGTAATGCACCATTACTTTATTATAGTGAGTAGTCTCACCCGGATTAATGGAAACTCCGCTTACTGGTTCTATATCAAATTTGGGATATACCCGGTTTATAGAAAACTGTTTTCTTGCTTTTTCTTTTCCACCAACATTGACAACCAAGAGAAAATCACCTTTTTCTATTAGCCGCAAATCCATAGTGATCTTCGTTAAGGTCAAAGCGATTATCTCATGTTTGGCAGTTGTAAGTTGTGTCAAGACACCGCCACTACCAATGCTGTATAAATTCAATGTATAACCAGCAGCTAAAAGTGTGTCCCCTTTATGCACGGATACAGAAATAGAGCGTTCGTATGCGTTTTCATTCAGCGCAGCATTGCGTGCAGATGTTGAAGCCGTAGTCAAACCATTAGCAACTTTATAATCATACAGTAGCAAAGCATCCTCAAATGGATTGTACCGGATGATTTGGTCGTCTCCGATTGATAAGCTGTATTCATCTTCACTTTTATCTACGGTAGAAAGAGTTATAGTATCTGTCTTCACTGGGATATTTGCACCCAATCGGGTATCAGCAACTACACCTTCAAAATGAAGCTCAAAACTTTCTCCCGGAGAAACATTGCGGTTGATCGTAATTGCACCGCGAGTCGAACCAACAGTATCAATAGAATACTTTCCATTCCAAGAAGCTACGGTTGAAGCCTCTTTTCCGTTGATATACCACTTCATTTCGGAAAGTAACTCATTCGCATAAGGAGTATTCCAGCTACCATCCGTACAGTTCGCAATAACTTCCGGCAGAATCACAAGCGGAGTAACGCCACGGTCAGGCTCATATTCGCCATTCTCGCTATTATATACTTGCGAAGCCGGGCTATTCGGAGTCATAATTTTCAAGCTGACCGCAATAGTCAATGGTTGAAAATCTTTTCTAATTCTTTTCTTTACACTTTCCATACTCTATATACTTATAATAGCTTTCGCCGTATCAGTTTTATTTGTTGCCGTAACGGTAAATAATGTACTTACAGATGTGATAGCGTTATCTCCGAGGTCTTCATAAGCAAGCGTTATATTTCCGGCAAAGTTTTTATTCTTGATTGCCCACGCTTCATCATCTGCCGTATCACCACTATCACGGGTTATTCTCCATTTTGTTACAGTATCGGTTATATCGCTCCAACCTTTGAATACCCTACAAGTAATGTCCATAGTCTCACCAAAAGCAAGAAAATTATCTCCTTGCGTATCTATCTCAATACGTGCCGGGTAGTTTTCAAGTTGTTCAATAACTCCGGTCATGTATATGTTATTCAAATAAGCAGAATAACCTTCCATGTTCATTCCGAAGACAGACAAGTTACTCAAATCACCAAATTGTGCCCCGATATTATCTGAAGTAAACTCCCAGTCATTAACTCCCCGCAAATAGCGTTCATACGTTCGAGTAGAATAGCGAGAGGTCTGCCGTGATTTATCTGTGAAGTTTCCATATCCAACAAAGTGCATTGCCTCGCACGGATGAAAAAGAAATCTCCAACGATCACTTACGCCACGAAGCATATATCGGAACTTGCTGTTTCTTCCAACTTCTAAAATATCCGTAATGCGAAAATAGCATGTATAGAATCCGGAGAATTGAAAATTGCCTATTCCGTCGTCATAATCATCTGAAAAATTATTGTCCAACGTCATTCCATCATGGAATATCCCCTGACAAATATCATCCACGGCAACTTTGCCAATTTCTTTGTCTTGCAAGTGTAATATTATTGTTCCCGTATTAAGAATGTTTCCATCAACATCAGTATCAGGAACCACACTCTCAACGACACCCCCGCCCGGAGCGTTCCAACGATTACCAACTTCTATGCTTATCCGGTTATATCTCAATTCAGGAACTTCCAAGAACTTGCGGACAGATAATGAATCAAGCCAAGCGGAACCGAATTGGTCTATCTTCCCACCAAAGCCGGAAATACCTTCTGCAAACTCTCCGAAGACTGCCCCTTTGAGAAACTGGATTACTCCTTGCGCAATATCATCCGAAATCTTAGAAAGGAATAGTTTACTGCCAAAAGTCCGAATTAAGCTGTTTATCTGTTGTGCATTATATCCGCCCGAACCTTGCCCACCTCCAATGGAGTCTATTGCATTTTGAATCTTTTCAAGAGTACCAACAGATTTCTCATTTGCCAATGTCACTTCGTAAGTCGGGACAAGACCTTCTCCTTCAGTAATTCGCAGAGAATCAATAATGATACTTCCGTCAATCTTGAAATCGGATTCAGTGAACAACATCAAATCTCCTTCCTTCAGCAAGCTATAAAGTTGTGGGTGCCGAGCCATGTATATCTCGTCAATCTTCACTTCATAGGTATAGCGCACATAATCATTTTTTGCCAAATACTCCTTGCCAGCTTTCAAAAGGCGTTGAGCAGCAGCAGATATGTACACTTCCGGCATATCAATATTCAAGAAGACAAATTTGTCTCCGGCTTTGATATTGTAATCTTTATATGGGAAATAGAGTTTCAGCCCATCATCATAAACACGATTACAAGTGAGAATGTATTTATTACCCTTCTTCTCACATTTTGTAATCTCAAATTCTCGTCCACCACACATACCATCTTCCATGCTAATGGTGGCTGTTTCTCCGGTCAGATAGTCATTTATATCAAAACCAACATCTTTAATAGTCAAAAGAAATGATGGAATATTCTCACCCTCTTTCAACTTGTCCCACATACCATCATCACTGATTGCTTTACCATCTTTTTCGGTAGCATCCGTCACAATCTCGTCCAAGTTTCCGTTGTCCCCGGTATCAATACTGCATGATATTCCGGCAGCAATAAGTTGCTCCGCAGTCATGCCTTCCATTGACGGGTAAATCTCTGGCAATGATTCGTCACTTCCATCAAAATACACGCTATCCTCACGTACTCCAAGCACCGATATATTGGGGCTATCAATATAAGCATCCAACGTCCTCTTGGGAAAATCCGGCAACATCAGATTTTGTACTGCCATGTTATTAGGCAGATAATTGGTAAGGGATGCGTCCGACAACTTATTGTAATATCTAACCGGAAGATTTCTTGTACTACCATACACACGAAGACGGGTAATTATTTGCTGGTTACTTTCAGCCACGCGCTGAATTTCAAATAATCCCTTTCCCTTCCCATATTGGAAAACATTGTCGATAGCTACTCCCGCAGTACCAATAATTATCTTGCGTCCGCGAATAATGAAATTTGCATCGAATTTCGATTTAATGAAATCCAGCGCAGCCCACACCTTTAGCTTACTTGCGTCAATGTTCACATTGGTTGTATTGACATATTCCGGGTGAACTTCAACAGTCCATTTTTGGTCGCCAGTATAAACACGGTCGAGGTTAGCTTGTATGCGGTCAGCCAAATCCTGTATGCTTGATGCAAAGAAGCTAAAAGTAGGAAGAGAAGAAAAATGAACGAAGTTGTCAGCAAGAACATAGTCAAGAAAATCACATCGAGTCAGTTCATCCGAATAACTATTGAACTTCACACCATCGTAAACATAAGCCTCTCCATTTTTTCTTGCTCCGGCTTTCTTTAAAACACTTGGATCATAGTTAATCGTGAACTGTTCATTACGGTAAATGAAGTAATCTCCGATTTCAAAATCAATCGGTAGTTCAGAGTTTATGGTAGTATTTACGAAACATTCGCCCATGAAAGTTCCACTGTATTGTACTTTTCGTACCTCACAGCGTACCTTCGTTCCTGTTTTGTCATATACCTTCCACATACTATCCCTTCTTTGCTACTAATGCTAAAATCGTAGTCATATCAATACTGTACGAAGGCACAATTTCCGTCTTTGGATCAGTTACCCGGAACTTCACTTTAAATGTGACTGAATCACCATCTTTAGTTGAATGGAAGTCATAGTCACTTGCTCCAAGAAAGTATAAATTCCGTCTTCCGATATTGGTATGTGGATTATACACCTTCAAAGTGGAACCATTGCCATCTTCTCCAATCAGGTAGCCTAAAAATGAAACAACCTTATCATAGGCGGTTGCCATTTCACCTGTATAACATATCCCAGCTTCAAGATCATAAGCCTTTAGCGGTAATACGTCAGGAATAAAAGTGTCCTCTCCGTCTTCGTCAGCCCAATCACGTTTAGGCAAATCCTTCGTTTCAGGATACAATTCAAATGGAAAATCGGTACACACCATCTTCCATTCAGTAAGAAGGTCTTTCACCTTCGCACCGTCTGAAGTCTTCTGAAACAATATGCTATATGCCTCTACCATTACCTCGTTTTGTATGACAATAAAAAAAGAGCTTGCTATTGGGGCTATTAAACTCCAATAACAAGCTCTTTTGGCTTTTATTCTTTTTATTACGCTACAAAACTATATATATTTTCTATTATTTCAAAGATAAAGATGAATATTTTCTATTTCTGCTATCAAACATGTGGATAAATTTGGTATGTAGTCTTTTTTATTAATATTTTTGCGGTTACATTAAAATGAATAAAAATGCTTTGGGCAATACTTTGGATTATAATAATAGTTATAATATGTTTTAGCGTGTGTGGTGGTTGGTTCTATGCTATTATGTGGGTAGTAGGTATTGCATTGACGTTATACTTTGGAATTAAACATGAACTAAAAAAATAAACAAATGAAGCAAGATATAATATATATATCATCTCCGTTCAATACTATAAAAAACGACAATGGAGGGAAAGGCATCTTAATACTACATAAGAGAAATAAGAAGATAAGTATAGAAGGAACCTTCTATCAATTTTCAGACATTGATAGTTATGAAATAACAGAAGAAATCATTCAAAAACAAAATCCATCCCAAACAATTATAAAAACGAATACCGGGAATATGGCGAAGAGAGCTATTATAGGTGGAATTGCTTTTGGGGGTATTGGTGCGGTTGCAGGCGCATTAACAGCTTCCAAAACTATTGAAACTAAAGAAGAGCCTGTTTTGCAAGCGATATTCAAAAGAATTTTTATTAAACTAAAGTCCGGGGAAATAATTGAAATTAAAGGGCAGACACATAGCGAACCTTACTTCCTGTATTCAGACTCCGAACAATGGAATAAATATGTAACAAGATATTGCCAATGGATTGAATTTGCAATAAACAAAGCCGGGAACTAACCCCGGCTTTCTCTCACTAACACTTCCCCTTCATATTTCACATGGCAGTTGGAACCATGAAGGTAAACATATACTTTTGCGACATCTTTCTGTTTGATTGTAACTTCAGCATCATCATACAAATTCACAAATATCTTCGAGAATTTAGAAGCATCAATATGTATTTTACTCGTATGCCGGACGTATATATCACATGAAGCATATCCATCAAAAATCAATGCACCTTTGCAATCCCCGCAAATCACGGCTTTATGATTAAGATTCACTCCACCAACCGGGCAATCTACAAAGATGTTATTTCCCTTCAAAAGTTCCGGTGAAAAAGATTCTTTAATAAACTCATTTGTCGGATAGTTATGCAAAATTGCAAAATCAATTCCTCGAAGCCACATTTCGATCAATTCCTGTTTATTACGATTTTCACTCCAATCATTTGTCCATTGCTCACATAATCCATAGAGAATGGCTTTCTCACGCAATTTTTTATTCAGTTCATCCATAATCATCTCATTTTAAATAGAAACCACGATTTTTATCTATTCTCGCTCCGCTTAACATATCTCTGATTTCAGTAACCAATGCTACATTATCAGCCGTATTTTTAGCAATAGTTTTAAGTTCCGTAAGCTGGGCTTGGGCAATCATATTCATTTGCGGGTAGTATTCCTCAATAAGCTGCCTTACGAGAATCAATTTTGCAGCAACATCAGCGCGTATAGCGTTTATGTATGAAGCAAGTAAGTTAGCTGTATCTTCGGTAACACCTTCAATGCCTTTGCTTAGACCGGAGCTTTCGGCTTCTTCCTTCATGCTGACTCCGTATTTCTTCTCCATATACTCATTCAGCTTATCCAGTGCATCGTAGTAATCATCAGTCTTACTACTAACACCCATCAGGTAGTCCGCGATACTTTCAAGCTCGCTGTCGTCAAGTGAAAAATCACTTCCAAACATACCGCTCATACCATCTTCACCAAATAGCATAGTTTGAAGGTTTTTCATGGCTGGTTCAAGAATGGCAAGTTTCAGAACAGAGTTCATCACATCACCCATGATTTCCGCAGCTTTCTTTTTGAAGGCTTCGGCACCATCTTCCCCTTTTTGCCACGCTTCGTACAAGGCATCCCCCAACTGTGAAGCCCAATCTTTCAGATTAATTCCGTATAGAGAATCCGCAGCATCCTCGGCGAAATCCTTAATCTGTTGCTTCAATTCCGCAATCTGATTATTGTAATCTTCAACCTTGCTGTCGTCAGTCTTCTTCTTATCAAGTTCATCCCGCCGTTGCTGTTCCACCTCGGAAAGTTGTTCTTGCATCAAAGCACGTTGATAACCATAAGCACCTCCTTCATTATACGCCTTGACACGTTTTTGTAACTTAGCTGATTCCGCAGCATACTTTGACAAGGACATCATATCAAATATATTTATCTTGCCCTTGTTACGAATGGCATCAATTTGCCCGTTCAACTGATTAAGTCTTACCTTATCATTCTCTGCATCAATTAGTTTTAGTTCAGTTCCACTACCTAAAGTTTTTTCAAGAATTGCATCTATTTGCTCATAAACATTCTTTAAATGCTGAACACGTTCCTTGCTCTTCTCAATGGCTTTATCCAGTTTTTTATCGTGCGCTTGCGCAATCTTACCAATCCAATTAACGGCTTCTCCGGCTGCTGCGGCAATACCACCAACGATACCTCCTTTAGCAAATCCCTGACCGATATTTGAAATAGAGGTCATGGCATCTTGCACATTTCCCATAGAATCTGCCGCACCTTCATTTCCGAGAGCGTCAAACATATCAGACATCTGTCCGGCAAATGTTCCCACAAGCTGCGCACTTTCGGCGGCACTTTCTCCAACTGCTGCTAATTTTTCTGATAAATCTCTATCATCATCAGCATCATTCGAGAACAGGTCTTTGATGTTTTTTGCAAGGGTAGCGAAAGGATTTTTATTCAATCCTTCCTTGTACAAATCATGGATAGCCTTTTTCAACTTTTCTATTTGGGAATACTGTCCGGACACATCTACACGATTACCGTCCGAATCATTATACCAAGATGTGTATGCAACAGGCTTCCCATCTTTGTTCTTCGTTATTTTAGCATTATCAACTATCTGCTGTGCAGTCGTTGAGGCTTGCTGTATCTGACCGTATGATTTATAAGTCTGATCTCCAAATATTTGTTCCCATACCGGAAGAAGCTCAAGTAATTGCCCTTTCAACTTTGCCACTTCTTCTTTATATTCAGTAAATAGGGCTTTCTGACCGGGAGACATACCATCTTCATTCCCGAAAAGTTCTCCGCCATCACCGATAAACCCTCCGGTTAGCGGAGCATACTTTTCACTCAAATCACGTATCTTTTCAGCAATGGATTTATACTTGTTGATAGCCGTAACTTCTTTCAGCTTTATTTCCAAGCTGTCCTTTTCAATAGAATCTTTGGCTTCTTTCCACGCTTTAAAGAATTGCTTATACAAAACACCTTCCTTACCGCCCAATGCTTCGGTAGCCTCTTGTTCAGTGAAAGTGAAAGGAACATAAATACCTTTCTCTTCCATCTTTTTTTGTAGAGAATCTCTTAATTCTTCAGACTTCTTTTCATAGTCCGTGACCGCACCAAAGGCATATATTGAAGCCTCTTTCTTACTTGCTCCTGCATTAAGAAGTTGCTGGTATATATTCCACTTTTTTGTTGTATCCGAAACAAATTTCTCTATTTCTGATATGGATTTTTGAAGAGATTCTTTATCTACCTTTGCTGCAAGATCAATGTTATAGGTATATGCACTTTCAGTCAAAGAACGTCTATCTTTAGTTTTGTCCCCAGATTCTTTCAATATCTTCTCCACTTCTTTCCGGGCATCTACGGAAATAGATTCTACTGTCGAACCTTTGAACAAATCCGCAGCAAAAAGCCCACTTTGCTTTGTACGGAAAAGAGCTTCAGCCTTGCCATAAGTATCACTTAACTTTTCGTACATGGATATGAAATCTTTGACTTGTTTAAAGCGTTCCTTCAACGCTTCCAATGCCAGGTCTTTTTTACCCAAGTCTTTTCCGAAATCATCCTTGTCTCCTTTATTAAGGAAATTATCTCGTATAGCCTTATAGAAGTCATATACAGCTTGCGCCTCATTTATAGCATCTGTATTGTTCTTGATGCGTTCTGCCGCTTTTACTGCTAATGCAGCCTCCTTCACCTTGTCGTCCAAAGCCTCCACTATCTTTTCATCAGAAGTCATGGTTTCAAACTCTTTATCAGTAAACATCTGTATGGGTTTGCCTTTCACCATGCCTCCCGGCTTTATTGCAAGTTCTTCCTGAAACTTCTTTATCTTTCCAGCCAATGAACCATATAATACCTTCTCCGTATAACCAACAATAACAGGTTCAATTTGATACTCTACTGTCAGAATTTGAGTACCCAACATGCGCTCGATCTCCGGTGTCATACCTTTGATTTTACCGAGCATATCATTGATTAACATGCGGAGAGATTCAACTTGCGCTTTCGTAAGATTTGAAAAATCCCATCCTTTTGCTTCTAACTGATTTCGCACGCTGTCGGCATAAGTTTTTAAATCAGGAAGAACATCATTATTCAAGACACTCATGGCATGTGCGTTTTCATAAGCAAAAGCCGCTAATGCTTTCGAGGCTGATAATGAAGATTTATTCAATGAAGAAGATACGTTAATCCATGCGTTCTTATATACAGTCATTATCCGAATTTGGTCTTCCAACGCTTTCCCGTCAATAGCCTTTGCAAACTTTGCATCACCTTTCGCGGCTTCTTGTATGGCATTGCTTATCTCTATGCGATATTTGCCAATACCTATCAACTCTTTATTGGCATCAGCCAAAGCATCCAAGTAGTCCTCAATATTCTCAACTAATGAATCATCGAACCACCCATCGGTTGCCTCATTTGCGGTTTCGCCAACTGAACGAATATCATTCAGAATCTTGTATGCTTCTTTGGCATCCAACAAAGCATTGCGCAAGAAGATGTACCTCTCTGCCAAATCTTCAATACTATCGGCTTCCTTGAAGATATTGTTCACGTCAGGAGTGTAATCTTTCAGAACTTCCTTTATTTCTTTAATGGCGGTTATCAAACCATCTCCATTTAATTGCACTGTATCTATCCCGTTGAACTTCTGAAGTTGCTTTTCCAAGTTCTTATAACCTTCCTGTGCTGTTTGGGAAAGTTCTTCGATACGTTGTTTCATATCTTCACTCTTCTGTTCCATTTTTTGCCAACCACTCATTACAAGAGCTAATCCGGCAAATATGGCTGTATATGGATTCCATACAAGAGATTTCAACGCAAGTCCAACACTTCTTATCCCGGCTCCAAGAGAGTACATCATTACGGTGTAACGGCTCGTACTAAGAGCAGCTTTCATTTCAGCCTTTGTTATACCTAACAACTGGGCAATATGTCCGGCTTGTCCAGATTTCAATTTACCCAATGCCATTAAACGCAAAGCATATTCTTTGGTAAGTTGCCCACTTGATGCAATTAATTTCCAGTCAGAAGTACTCATTGTTTTACTGGATGCAATCACGCCTTTTTCAGCCGCGTTCAATGTTCTGTAACTTTGAGCAACTATCAAATTGGATGCGGCTTTCTGTTTCAAAGCAAGAGCACTTTTGATAAGCAATACATTTTCTTGTCCCATTGCCCGGTTTACAGCAAAAGCAGCTACACGTTGGCTCCCAAATGCAATAACCGCAGCTTCGATTACCGGAACAAGAGATTGCCAGTTTGAGGTCAATTCAGTAAGCATCTCTGCGGTTCCTTTCAAAGTACCGTTCATTGATTCTGCCATGTCAGCCATCATAATGTCAATAGCATCTCCCAAGTTCTTCCACTTCGCACTTAAAGATTCGGAAAGAACTTCCTGCATATTATGGAATTTGCCGCCATCATCAGTCATTCCCCACAATACATCTTTCACATCCTCGAAAGAAACTTTCTTTTTGGAAATCATATCAATGACTTCCCCGGCACTAATTACACGATTTTCGAGCTTACTGAATTTATCTGCCAATGCTTCAACCATCGGTATTCCAGCTTCAGTAAACTGCCGAAGTTCCTGACCGCGAAGGAAGGCAGCACTACGAACTTGACCGTAAGCCAAAATAATGCGTCCCATATCCACGCCGACACCCGCCGAAATATCTGCAAGACGTTTCGTGGTTTCATACAGTTCATTATAAGGTATGGAGAAGGCTTTTAGCTGTTTGGTATAATCGTTCAATTCCCTGACACCAAAAGGACTGACAACAGCTAAGTTTTTTATACTGCCAAAAATTTCATGTGCTTTTCCGGCATCATTAAGCATTGCGCTCAATGCAAGTTCTTGCTGTTCAAACTCACCGCCAATATCAACAAGACCTCTAATGAAACGTTCCAAAGTATATATGGAGTACAGACCAAGCATTTGATTTGCCAACTCACCTGTAATACTAAGTTGGCTTCTCATAGCTCCGTTCATGTTCAGTGTTGCAGAAGCATGGGCACGGGCAGCATTTGCACTGCGCTCACGAGCAGTAGCCAATCCCAGTTCGGCTTTAGCGGCTGCGGCGGCTCGTTGCCGGGCAAGTTCCCGTTGTGAATTGATATAGGCTTCAGCTTTAGCTTCTACGGCACGCGCACGAGTCGCACGTAAATCACTGGCGGAATAATTGGTATTCAGTCCAGCTTTGCGTAGTGCTTCTTGAACAGCCTGACTTGCAGAAGCCTTATCTATGATTACTCCGACTTTAAATGCTTCGCCTTTTAACGACTCCCGGATACTCTTTGCCAAATCACTTTTCCGGCTTTCAATCCCAATCTTGAATGTTTTGCCATCAAAAGCAGCCTGAACTTTTTTTGAGACATCGCTATGATCTACGGATACTCCAACCTTAAATTCCTTTTCAGCCAAAGCCTCACGAGCACTTTTTATCAAGTCTGTTTTACTCACACCTACTTTGAGGTCGAGCTTTACATCTAAGTCCTTCAGAATATCAGCCTTAATCTTCTTTCTTTGTTCGGCTGTCTTGTCCCGGAATAAGATGTCAAAATATAAATTTCCGAGGTCTGCCATGTCTTATTTTGTGTTTATAAATTTTCCTAAATTGAGTTTCTTTTCACCGCTATTGTATTTTGCTTTCCATTTGTTTGCAGCTTCTTCTATTTGGCTTGCGTCCGGTTTTGAAAATTCCGATTTTCCTTTCTTTTTAGTTGAATCTTTTTTCAAGAAGGTAAGTGGCTTGTCATTCCCGATAAGTTCCAGTTGCGCAAGTGTCATTACCCAGTTGTATCCATACATAGGCTCGCATATCAGCCCACCAAAAAGAAGGAGCGGTTGCATCATCCATCCACCTTTATCTGATTCCCACCCGGCTCCGTAAAGGGTTCGGGAAGGGAAATAGTCGCTTCCTCCTTCTTCATTATCATTATCGTATCCTTCATTTCGGTCAGCAATGTGATATTCATAAAGAAGTTTTTGGCAGGAACTTTTTTTTTACCAGCAGCAATAATGGGAAACAGTTCATCATCCGTGTACTGTTTAATGTAGAAGAACCAACGCCAAAGTATTGGATATAAGAATTTGATCTTCCAAAAATCGTTCAATATGATTAATGCAGCACTCATACAGCTTACTTTGGCATCGTTATCCTTAGCAAGCATAATATGGGTCAATTTGCGCATTGTTCCGGGCTTCATCCAACGCACTGGATATGATTTCTTTCGACCACGCATAGAAACAAGTTCCACGCTGTCACCCAATATTTCATCCAATAATCTCTCACTATCAAGAGAAGGTTGTTCCAATTTCTTTTTTGCCATGTCAAATTTGTGTTAGTGTTGAAAAAAGAAAAGGGCGGCGGCTCGTTGCGGCTCACCACCCTTTATTGAGTTTTGCGAAAAAAGAGTTCGTTATCCTCCGGGAGCAACAATCTCCTTCTCTTTAAGAATGTAGATGCTCGCCTTGTTCTTATCATTCATCGGGCTTACTGCCACGTTGAAATAAGCAGGCTTACCACGTTCACTGATAAGGTTAGAGTAACCTTCGATATTTGGCAAGTACAAAGCTGTACTTCCATCTTCAGAGGTCATAAATAATGCTCCGGTTACTTTCTTTGGTTCGGTGTTGTAACCAGCACCTTCGTAGGTTTTACCGTTGAATGTAGCTGTCATGGCAGCAGATTCAACGACTTTATTCATAAGCAATTCATTCACTTCACCCGCAATACTGGCTACTTGAAACTGAATATCAGCATCACCAGCCGTAGCAACAGAAGTCCAAATAGCTCCGGTTGTCAGTTTGATTTTAGAAACATCTGCCGCACCTGTATCAAAAGTTACGCCTTCATCCAAAACCGGTAGTTCCATATCTGCCCCTTTCAAAGCATTAAGAGCTTGATTAGCAGTAGCGATGAAATATACATTTTTCATCTGTGAGAAGAGTGCTTTCAACTCTTCAAGAGTTTTTGTAATTGCAAATTCAGCCATAATCGTATTATTTAAAATTTTGTGTTATTTTATTATCATTTTAGCCTGAATAATCAAGCAATGAAAACCTAATCCATCATCACCTCCGGGCAATAATCGTGGAGTCGTAGCAGAAAACAATTCATTCGATAGCGGGAATTTATCTATCACGGCTTGTTGCATTGTTTCTAATGCGTCAGTCGCTTCAATTCCATTCTTACGGTTCCTTACAAAAACTTCGATTCTGCAATAGGTGTCTTGATAAGCATGCCGATCATAAATTCCTATCGGAAGAGATACTACAACAAAATCTTTCATTGTGTCCTCGTTAGCGGCGGGACGGTCAGTTACAAATACATTGCGACTTACATCACCAAATATCTCCGTCAGCTTTTTCAATATGTCCTTCCTGCGAAATCTCGTTCTTCCCATCACTTCATCGGTTTTAAATTAGAAAAGAGAATATTACTCGCTTTCTGAAATGTATCAGTCAGCACATTAGCATTATTTCGATTCTCCAAATACGTTGAATATTCAGTACCCGTACACATCACTATTGCAAATCCATTATTGCAATCCGGTTTGTATGTTTTCAGAAAATTCAAAGACAAATTCTCACCATAATCACCATCCGTTTTCATGGTTCCTCTCAAACCTCTGTCTTTTCCGTCATAATCAGGAGATAGATAAGCATATTCATCTTCTGTCAGTTTTGCCCGGATTGGTTGAGGCATGTTGTCCCCACTGCAATAGTAATATGAGAATCTTCCATCTATGTACAATCCACAAGCATAGCTCGTTATCGTGTTTCCGGTGAAATTACTCCACCCACGTTTCTTTTTGACCGCATCATCCACCAATGCTTCACAAACCTTCACCAAGTAATCATAGATAAACACCGATACAATTTCTCCGGCTTTTTTCATTCCAGCATCAAATAGATTATTGTTATTCATATCATCAGTTTTTTGCAAGATTGAAATAAACGGTTGTTCCCAAATTTCCGGGGTAACAGTCTGCAACCATACATTCGGTAAAAGTTCCTACGCGGTCTGTCACATCTATTAAATATCCCGTTTTGATACCTTCAATTACTCCCGGAATACTTAACGCATAGTCAGCCTTTACCACATTTTCTGTTTTAAATGTGCGGAGTGAGGTATTACCATACTTCCGGCACTCTCCTTCATAGAGAATATCTCTTTTACCTTCCGAAAACGAAGTTTCACCTTCCATCCGATAAATGGTACATTTGTGCGGGAATCGTGGATTATTTGGTTTCATCTTATACCAAAGTGTACTATTTTCATTTTACTTTTACCCGGCATGTTCTCTCCCCATTTCTCATATAGCTCTTTTGCCATAGCCCGCAACTCCCTCTTATCAAAAGCTGAAGTCTGCCAGCCACCTTCAACGTGCTTCCATCCGCCATCGCTGTCTTCCGTATTATTTTGTGTACTGGGAGTAGCTGCACACCATAAATAAAGGTCAGCAGTACAAAGGTCAAGTTGCTTTTCTGTCAGCGAACTTGCCATTGCTTCGGCTGCAATTTTCCGTTTGAAGAGAATGGAATTAAGGGCATTGTCAGCTATTTGATAGCCAACAACACCTCTTAAATATTCTTCAATCGGCATATCAATATGAGAAACCGTATCTGCCATTATTTACTTGCCTTTACAGTCAGGTAATACATTTGTCTCACCACATTCGGCACGCACAATGCTGTAAGCTCACTCGAAATCTTCTGTACCTTGTTATAGGCATCAAAAGTCTGTGTGATTACGGTACGTCCTTCATCATAGAAAGCAATACGAGCCGCCGGATCATTTATTACGATTGGGGTTACCGCCTTGATCGTACCGATACGAGAAGAAGGAACGAAAACAAATACATTTTCATCGAAACTCTGCAATGTCGGAGTAGAAACCGTGCGAGTTTTCTTGTCGAACTTCTCTACAACGGAAACACTATCAATAATGGTAATCGGAGCACCAACATACTTCTCTACCAAGACCTTCATTTCATCATCCAGCAAGCTCACGCCAATTTGTACGGCAGCATCAGCAGTAGTAACCAACGGATTCTTGATGTATCCGAGAGACTGTCTTACAGCCGGAATCATAATGAACTTGTCCCATGTAATCTTGTTTACTTCGATATGGTCTACCGGAGCATAACAAGTCTGACGAATATAAGTAACCTTGTTTTTCAGGTCTTCCAATGGTGTGATACCCGTATTCAGAGTACCATCTTTCTTCCACCAAGCAATTTCCCAACGGTTCTTGCCGGGTACATGGAAATCAATGCTGACACCTGTAATACCTTGCGGGTTGTTTTCCGCGATAATATCAAACTGACCTTTAGATACGGCTTGATGGCGTTGGAACTTCAAAGAGTTGTAGTTACCACCGAGCAACATATCAGTGCTTTCAAACAGCAAGTTTTCAACACTTTGTGCCATACGTTCAGAGAACACCCCGAACTGTTGCAATGCTTGCATGTGCAAGCGGATTTTAGCTTCGTCAATATTGAACTCATGCTTCATACGAGGCATCTTGTCACTACCAAGCTCAAAGCCTTCGGTATGCTTAACGGGACCCGGTGAATCGAAATCAACATACGTTGCCATCGTATATACACGAGCGGTTGCGGAGATTTGCTTAAACTCAAAATCATCCTGCATATCCGGTTCCCAATCAAAACCGGGAGTTTCGGGCTTATTATACTTTTCAGCAAACATTTCGTCAATGTAATCCTGAAAAGAAATACCATTGTTTTCAAGCCCACGGGCAATCAAATCATAAAATTCTCTATCTCTAACTTCCATAACTTACGCCTCCTTCTGAAATAAAATGTTAGGAACCAATGCTTTGAAAATATCCGGGATAGGTTGAATACGGTCTGCATAAACCTTTCCACTCCATACGACCGTACAAGTGGCTACTTGCGTGCCTTCTTCGATGTAAGCATCATTCTTTGTCAGACCTGACATGTGCGTGATAGCCATTTTTTGAGATGCACCTACGGCGGCAGCTACGGTCAGAATATCACCTTCTGCAAGAGTATCAGGGTCAGCACTCAAAGTAACAGTAGCTTCGTTTCCATCAATAACTACTTTCGTCACCTTCACGCCCGTTCCCGTACCGTTAAGAGAATCGGGTACTTTCATTAAGAATTGACCCACGGTTGGAGTCGGAAGCCCCATACCAACAGTCACTTTCAATGTGGTGCCAGTGCTACCTTCCAATGCCTCATAAAATTCTAAGCATTTAGAAGTACCTCCGGTTTTATCAAGATATACGGGTGTTCCTGCGGGAATAACATCTCCCACGTCCGGCGTCTTCTCAAATACGCCGCCACCGTCTATCTTGCTAAATACATCTTTCCATACGGGAAATGCACCACCAAACTTTCTTGTCTTACTACCAAAAGTATTACCAATCATAGTTCTGTGTTTTAATGTGTTTGTAATCAGTTAATTATTTTAATTTGCAACAGGCAAATCACCTGCTTTTTGGTGCCGTTCTTTAAACCTCTTCAGTGTTTCATTCTTTGTGTTTTGTTGCTGTTGCTGCCCGGTTCTCGGAACAGCCCCATTTCCACGACAAGCACTAAACTCTTTGTCATAAACTGGAAGAAGAGAATCCACAAGTTCATCTACTGATTTCTTGGAATCAAGTTCTCCGTGTTTAGTCAAAGTAGTAGTCAATACATACTCGTCATTTACACCTTTGGCTTTCATCCCGGCAATAACTTTCTCACGCAGTTCGCTTTGGCTTTTTACTTGATCTTGTCGGTCAAGACGTTCGCGCAATTCTTTGTTTTCATTCTTGATGCCTTTCAACAATTCAAGAATTTCATTGTCCTTACCTTCCTGCGTAGTATCGTTAGCTTGTTGCTGATTTGGTTTGTAGTTCTTTTTGAACTCTTCAACCTGTATGGATACATCATGGCTGTAATTACCATCAAGCGATTTCAAGAAACCCACGTGTTTTTCCCAAAACGCATCATCCGGCTCTGTGCCTTCTGCTGGTAAATTTCTATTGACGTAATCCGTCAGCGTTCTTTGTGACAGGCTGGTTTTTCCAACACGTGTCGTAATCTCGGATAAGATTTGTTCTTTTTCCATCGTGCGTTATTTTGTGTTTGTGTATAAAAAAAAGAGTCAGACAATGCTTTTTGCATCAATCTGACTCTTTGGTCTTATATCTTTAATTGCGGAAGCAGAAGGATTCAAACCTCCGAAGCCTTTCAGCTTGCCTCTTTAGCA